GGGGGTCTAGTATGCTCTTTCGAGCCCACAAAGATTAATCTAAGTGCCTGTATTTTCCATAAATGCGGTACATCAGATAATACCTAAGACTATGCTGAAAGATGCATAGAATGTTCTGCAGAGTCAAGCTTTAGCTTGGTTCTTAAGAGAGGTAGCTGATTTGTCAAGATTTTCCTGACTTGTCGGTTTAGCAACTTTGGATTCGTCGCCCCCAGTCTCTTTGGCTTTCGCCTCTGATAACTGAGCCTCGTGTTCTTTATGCTTGTTTATAACATCCATGTTCTTACTAGAAGCACTAAAGTGCTTCCTAGTCAGTACCAGTGGTTTTTCAACGTCGGATCCTTCTTCCCTTGGAAGAGTGATTTCGGCATCGTTTATAAACGCTATCAAGTCACCTTTAGGTAGGTTAGTTTCTACCTGCATCGTTGACTTGTTCAGTTGATCCGCACTTCTCAACACTTTATATGTGTCTGAAGTTAGGTTCTGAGAATTGACTCCTTTAACAGGATCAATGGGTTTCTTATTAAAGAATCCAATAGCAAGTGCTAATGTATTTCTTATAAGAGCCCACATGACATCGGGAACATCATCAAAGCTTACTTTGAGACTTTCTGTGTCTATCTCTGTTACATTTCCATTCTCTCCACGAATACGTGTTGAGACTCTGAAATTGACATTTTTACCTGCGAAAGAAATTTTGCGGGTGAAATTGTTATTATTGTCGGACTTTATATCCTGGCTTCCCAGTTTAGAAAGTACTTGACTGACTCTTCTATCCACTGACTTAGTTAAAGTCAATATAGTTGAGATGTCCAAGGTTGAACTTGTTGCCGCTATCGGGGCCCCCTTTGGGGTTGTGATTGGTGTCTTCATTTTGATTTCCTTGGTTTTTAATTAGTCGTGATTTTACTAAAGTGAGTTCTTCACTAGGTATTTTCCCGACGATGTCTTGAAGATAATCAGCTACTGCTGAAATATCCTTCAGACCAAATTCTGCTAGCTTCTTAGAGAAGTCTACAGGCAAACCAGACTTTATCATTAGAGAATCTAATGACGAATTACTGGTAACAGGTGTTTTGTATTGTGACACAGAGTTATTACACCCTCTGCTAAAATACTCATAAAGTACTGATGAATCCAAAAGAGGAATCAGATCAGCATTTGGTTTTATATCCAAATGCTCAGTGGCCAGGTGAATTAAGCCTGACCATTCAGACACTTTTACTGAACTAAGTTCGACACCACCAATTAATTGGAGATATGATATAAGTTCTGTATGACTCATTCTTAAATCAATAAGATTATAGAAGGAGCTTATCCAATTCAAAGTATTATATGTTTCGGAAGATGGGGTTGGCTCGTAAACCTCTTTAAAGAAATTTTTGAGCCTTTTAACCAAAATCTTTTCACTGTTTACACCTTTCACTCTCTTATTCTGAGAATGTTTGGATAAACCAATGTCGAAACCTATACCACCAAAATCAGGTGGTAGTATTGCTTTCAAAGCCGCATTGAACTGTTCCCTTGGGAGCGCGTTC